GGATAGTATCGAAGATCTACCATTCCCACTTGGTACTGTATTGACCAGCGAACAGATCGATATTCTCATTCATTACAATGATCATGATGTTGATGCTACCGATCTATTTGGTGATCGAACAGTAACACAGATTAAGCTTCGAGAAGATTTGTCGAAAACGTTCAACACCAATATGTTGAACATGAGCAACGGCAAGATCGGTGAAACTATCATGATCAAAGCACTCGAAGAAAAAGGTGTGAAGTGTTTCGAATACCAGGGTAATAAAAAAGTCAAACGTCAAACCATACGAGAATCAATTGACTTGGCACAGGTGATATTTCCCTATGTTAGCTTCGAAAATATCCACTTTCAACAAATAAAATCACACCTTGAATCCCAGGTTATCACTGAGACAAAAGGTGTTTTAAAAGGTGTGGTTGCTGATGTTGATGGTGTTGAATATAGATTTGGAACAGGTGGTCTACATGGATCGATCGAGAATCAAATAGTTTACACCGATGAAAAATATCAACTGATTGATGTCGATGTTGCCAGCTTCTACCCTAACCTGGCAATCAAAAATAAAATTTATCCAGCGCACTTAGGCCCTGAATTCTGTGAAGTGTATGACAGCGTTTATCAAATTCGACAAACACACGATAAGGGTACACCTGAGAATGCAGCTTTCAAAGAAGCTTTGAATGTACCTTACGGGAAATCTAATTATAAATTCAGTTGTTTCCTTGATCCATTTTACACCATGTCAATCACAATCAATGGCCAGTTACTGCTGTGCATGTTGATCGAGCAACTAATTAAAACACCCGGTTTGAAAATGGTTCAGGCCAACACCGATGGTGTGACTTATCTTTGTCCACATGAATACCTGGATCACACCAGATCATTATGTCGATGGTGGGAGGGTGTCACGAAGCTTGAGCTTGAAGAAGTATTATATAATCGAATGTTTATCAGGGATGTCAATTCATACATCGCTGAAAAGTCTGATGGTAAACTCAAACGTATCGGTGCCTACGCTCATGTGACAGCCGAAGAAAACCCAGGTACACGTGAGCTACCCTATCACAAAGACTGGTCAGCACGTGTCGTTGCGCTTGCTGCTGAAGCTGTTCTGGTTCGAGGTGAAGATACTCGTGAGTTTATTGAAGGTCATCAGGACATTTTCGATTTCTTCTTACGGGCTAAAATTCCAAAAAGTAGTTTTCTAATGTGGGGTGATGAACAGGTTGGTAACATCGTCAGATACTATGTCAGCAATACTGGTCGAAAGCTTGAGAAAGTGAGTCCACCGGCTGGCGTACAGGGTGCATACAAACGTGCGAATAGTTTGACTGATTCATTTTACAACTCAGTTATTGCAGAGATTCCACCGGGTTCCTGGGACGAACGCATTCACACTAAAAACAAATCAACCTATGAAGAACGCCGAACAGGTATCTGCACAGGTTGGAAAGTCGAACTGTGTAATGACATTGATAGTTACACATTCGTATTAATGAGAGAAGACATCAACTATGACTGGTACATCAAAGAAGTTGATAAATTAACTAAACCTTTATTGAAGCGAGAAAATTAAAATGAAAAACACCACAGTAACAATCACCTACAACACCGGGCAAACTCAAACCTTTGTCGCCAGTGACGAACTTGAATTGAATATTCTCGCCGGTGAAATGTTCAGCGTCAGCACCATCCATCCTGATGACGATGCTGAAACTATTGCAAAAATGTACACTGGTAATCCTCTGGTTGCACTCGGTCACATGGCTACGTTGTTGAAAAATGCATCAGCACTTGATAATGATGATCCACATAAAAATGTTGTCGTCGAAGTGGTGTCAGCATGCATGGGTTTACTGACTGAACAGATATCTTCATTTGGATCTGGTTTAGAGAAACCTGAAGAAATTGGTAGTATTGCTGATGAACATTACACAGATCTTGTACCAATTGCACCTGATCTAGTTGAACAAGTTATGGATGACACACCACCAGTCACCGATGAAGAAATCAATCCACTTGGGTTGAGTTGCCCTGTCATACCTGCTATCGACCAGTGTAAATTTTATTCTTACTCACAGGTGATTGATGGTGATGTCAATGATGAATATTGTGGTCATCCTGAAAACCCGAACATATTGGTTGGTAATTGCACTGCATCGCTGTGTCCTTTGTGTAATGATTTTAGTCTCGATAACGACAAACACATGCATGAACCTTGCCCAGTTATAAATAAGCACTGTGATTATTTTGCATATCAATGTGACAGTAATGGTGAAGTGGCAATTAGTCACTGTGGTCATCCTGAAAACAGTAGTGACTTCGAAGGCAACTGCACCAGTCAACTATGCCCACTGTGTACTGATCCAGCTTAACTGGCGAGATAATTAATAATGAGTGTTAAAATAAAATTGCATCATTTTACAAAATTGCCGATTGATAAAGGTATATCTTTTAGTTTTTATTTTGATCACATGGATAAACCCAAACTTGTAAAAAATTCACATGATGTTAATACTTTCACTGGCGAAGAAATCACACAATTAAATGTCATAGTGAATGGTTCATTTGAATTAGGTAAATTTACAATCTACAACGACAACAAATAATGGGCGTCCGCGAAAACAAAGTTGAAACGTACCTGGATGAACAGGTTGTCAAGCTCGGTGGTATCACTCGAAAATGGGTATCACCGGGGCATGATGGTGTACCTGATCGGATTGTTTTTATCAAAGGTTATCATACACTTCTTGTTGAAGTGAAAACTGAAGATGGTGTTTATAAACCTGGTCAAGAGCGTGAACATAAACGTCTTCAGGACAATGGTGCATTAGTGTTCACAGTTTTCGGTCACGCTGGCGTCGATTTATTTATTAGTCACATCAAAAGCAAGTTGTGACTGACTTACTAACCCCAGCAAACCTACACGAATACCAGCGAACTTGTGTGATCCACCAACTGACACACGACGACTCAATGCTGTGGCTTGGGATGGGGTTAGGCAAGACGCCTGTCACATTGACCACCATCGTCGATAGAATGCGCGCAGGTGTTGTGACGAAGGTTCTAATCTTCGGGCCTCTACGGGTCATACAATCGGTGTGGGCGCGTGAATCAAGAAAGTGGTCGCACACTAATCATCTGAGGTTCAGCGTGATCCACGGCACCAAGCAGAAGCGAGCACGCGCATTGTTCGCTGATGCTGATATCTACCTGATCAACTATGAGAATATGAACTGGTTAGCTGAAACACTATGTCACTATTACCTGGACCAGGACAAACCGTTGCCGTTTCAAATGGTGGTTTATGACGAAGTGTCGAAGCTGAAGAACAGCACATCACTTCGTGTGGCCGGTGGTAAACGTGATCGTAAAGATGGTCTAGGTGAACACTACAAAATCAATGTCACCGGCTGGCGTAAGTTGATTGATGAATTCAAATATCGAACCGGGCTCACAGGTACGCCAGCGTCAAACGGCTACATTGACTTGCATGGCCAATACCTGGCCGTCGATGGTGGGCAAAGATTGGGTACTCATATCACCCATTATCGTGATGCATACTTCCTGAAAAACTACAATGGTTGGGGATATACACCGACTGAAATTGGCAAACCCTGGATCGAGCATCACATCAGTGACATCACTGTGAAAATGGATGCTCGCGATTATCTGGATTTACCAGCCGTCAAGATCACAAACATGATGGTTGATTTACCAGTTGCGGCGCGCAAAGCTTACATTGAAATGGAGAAGAAACTGTTCACTGAACTCGATAGTGGCAATGAAATTGAAGTGTTCAGCAAAGCGTCAGTGTCAAATAAAACATTACAGTTCTGCAACGGGTCACCGTATTACAACAGTTCATCATCTGAGTTCGAAGCACTGCACGATGCCAAGCTCGATGCCCTGGATGAAGTCATTGAAGAAGCAGCAGGTTCACCAGTGTTTTGTAGCTATAGTTTCAAATCTGATGCTGAACGAATCATGAAGAAGTTCAAAAGATTGAAGCCGGTGAACTTGACAGCAACACCATCGAATCAAACTGAAGCAATGATTGATAAATGGAATCGCGGTGAAATACTTTTGATGATTGGTCATCCGGCGAGCATGGGACATGGTGTCGACGGATTGCAAGACACTGGTCACACAGTAGTCTGGTTCGGTATCAACTGGTCACTTGAGCTTTACATGCAATTGAATGGTCGATTTGATAGGCAGGGTCAGAAGCACCCTGTGTCGATCATCAGGATACTGTGTAACGATACGATTGATCTGGCTGTGGCTGATGCTATCGAGCGTAAGACGGATGATGAAGAAGGTTTGAAGTCAGCTATTCAACGATATCGAGATGGGATTACTACGAATGATCTTGAGGTTAATTTTTTCTGATCACTTGAAATGCTCAACACCCCATTTGATAACAGCCACAACACCTGCACCGATGGCACCCCACTTCAATAACCAGATCATGAAGTGTTGGAAACTCGAACCGATACGTGCTGCACCCTGAAGATCCTTGTAGGTTTTAACAATGTCCCGGGTGTCCCTGGTTAATTCAGTCACCGATTTGGTCAACTCAGTGATAGCTTCAGTGTTCAATCGTCGAGCTTCAATTTCTCTTTTTTCATGTTGATTGAACCGTTCAACATGTTCATCGAAATCCTGACACAGTTTGAATAGTTTTTCATCACTAACTCTACCTGTTTCACTTTGTGACATTAGCATTCTCTAATTCTTTTATTCTTTGTTCTGCATTCTCCAATCGTTCAATTAAGTTGGATACAGCAGACCACAGGTAGGGTGTACGTTTTGATTGATCAATACCCCAGGGCACGTACACTGCACCCTTAGTATCTGGTGACACCTCCACATCATCTAGAAACCATCCACCTTTAGATGCTAAATCGTTACTAATTTCGTAAGATGTTTGAGCACCCCATCCTATGGCCAATTCACCTGTAGACTTCCAGTTGAATTCACGCACTGGATCTGCTTTAATAATCTCAATAGCTTTGTCAGCAGAGTACTCACCGATGAAGTCCTTGAGAGTTTCATCCGATGAAGTATTAAAAGCTGTCGCTGTTGAAGTTGTACTAATTGAACCAACTTCAGCAGCTACCCCAATATCACTACCTGTGTCATGGTGCAAAACTAAGTGTTTCCGTGAACTAGCTGTACCGAGCGCAATACTGCGAATAGATGGTGATGTGCTACTATTTATTATTGCATGTATAGTAGCGTCATCACCATTGATTTTCTCTGTTGTAGATGACCCAAATAATAAATTTACACCGTTAAACCTGATAGTCCCTGTGTTGTTAAAATCATATTCAACATTTCCCATATCAGAATTGAAAGTTTCGATATGATCACCGTCATTCCATAAAATAGAGTATGTTGCACCACCTAAATTGTAGGATGTAGCGTATGGTCCGTAATAATTACTGATTGACTCAGATTTGTTGCTTATTATTGCTGGGTATGTATTTGTTAAATTATCAACAGCTTTAAGATGAATAGAGTTTACTGCATCCATGTTTCGAGTGAATTTATCAACAAACATACCAACGTCAAAACCAGTAGTATCAAAGTTACCGACTAGCCATATAGAAGATGGTGGTTCACCATTGGCCACGTTTTCACCCGCAGTAAACACAGCACATCTTCCTAATCTACTGTCAAAAGTGTAAAAATAACCAGTAGTCCAGTTTGGGGCTGTAATTAATGATTTATATTCTGTTGTGAATACACCACCTGCTAACCACAATGTTTCTGCATCTTCACTCACATACAAAAGATTATTCCCATAACCGTCAACTTCTTTACCAGCGCGTGCTGTGGCTATGCAGTAAACCTTATCTGTAACCTTGTCATAAAATCCCCCAGGTGGTGTAGAGAGACTTTCTAAACCTGCATTTTGAGATGTACCCCAGGATAACAAATTTGTAGTCGAGTAAACTAATAAATCCGGGGTAGCTCTAACATAAATCAACCAACGATCACTTGTACCTATACGAAGAATTACGTTTTCACTAACAACAACTGCACCACTTACATTACTCACAGTCTGCCAAGAATCACCGTTATCAATGGTGGTAAAAGCATCGACACCTGTTGCATCAATATAACCAAACGTAACAAAACCTGTATCATCGTCACCACCTTGACTAGCAGGGAAGTCAATAATCCCACCGACAGCAGAAAATGTATAAGTCAAACTTGATGTCGGTACTTCTAATTTATTCCAAGTAGCACCGTCATCATCAGATGAAATAAATAATGGATATTTATTCGTACCAGTTGATGCTCTATTACAGAAAAAACCAATCCGACCATTGGCCATAATGGTTATTTTATCAGGTCTTGAATCAGTAGTTGCATCGATCTGAACTTGTCGATCATTCACCCAGGATAAGCCATAATCGTATGAATCAGCAGCACGAATTTGAGCATTATTCTCAGTACCATGTTCAGTACCCTTACGATAGATCATCAACCACTTGTTAGAGTCTGGAATTTCTACAATAGAACCCCATGCATAGTGTGCATCACGTTTTTCTCCAGCGACTAAACGTAACCCTGTTTTACCGAAAGGTGTGTTTTGTATGTCTGCACCAAAAGCATTAAAGTTGACAACACCACTAGGTTGCAGGGTTGCAACATTACCGTTAGCTAATGTGTGATCCCTGACTTCGTCCGGTGTTCCATCAAATTGATTGGCTGTCTGAACTAAATAACGAGCACCACCATCATCATCGCTTGTAGCGTACCCCTGTGTTTCTGCTGTAACACCTGTATTTAAACTTTTGACTTTCATCGCTGCAACAGTACCTGATAGATTAATTTCAGATGTACTAGGTAGTATTGACGGATCTGAAACAATATCAATGTCGCCGTTACCATCGAACGCAAGATATTTCATAGCTCTGGTTGCAGCATCAGCATCTAAAGCTGGCGAACCATCTACGCCATCGACTGGTGACAGTCGCAGTGTACGATTCAGTTTTTCAAATATTTGTTGAACCAGATACGTTAGTCGATCAAAAGCAGCTTCATGCACTGCTGGAAAAAAGCCACCCTGGGAAGCGAAAGCAGTTAACTGTTTCTCACTGTAATTTGAGAAAATCAACCAGTCAGTACCACTTGCCAATGGTCCTGCAATCCGGGTGATTGTTGAACCACCTGCTGTACCGACACCATTGACCGTGTAATCAACATCGACAACCAGTGTAGTTGTCACACCGGCTGTAGTTTCATATACCGTCATTTCACTTTTGTCAGTGACCGTGAAATTATAGTTGAACGTATCAGCGACATCGTTGCCTGGGTAAGGCCCTGATCGAATAGTTGTGGTTGAAACAGTCATTGTAGAATTCTCATTTTCAGTTAATCGAGTTTATCACTACTCACGCTCTGGACCAAATAGCAGCTGATGCATTGTCAGTTCTTCGCCTTCAACAATGACATCATACAGATGTTCACCAGTCGCCCAGGCTTGATTGACACCTGGGACACCAAGCACAGCACCGATAAATTTAGTCGAACCTTTCTTCTGACCCAGGGTGATTTCTTCATCGGTGAAACCACGAGCAACCAACTCAGGTATTGACCTGGTGCCTTGCTCAATGATCGATTGCAACGGTGAAATGTTATAACCGAAATCAGTGACAGTGGCATTAGCCACATCTCGAATGAACGGTATTGACTGGATCGGGAATGCTACTGTATTCAACAACATACGTTGCAACCTGTCATCGTCGTCACCTTCATCAGGTTCACCCAGTTCGCCGCGCATCATCATCTCGAACAGCACTGGTACAGTGAACAAAAACATCGCTTTAGCGGCAACCGTGGTGGTTGAATACAGGCCTGATCGAGCACCTTTCACCAGATCCCTTTCCATATTCCACAGTGAACTGAAGAAAGTCATGAACATGGTGAACATTCGCCCGGACTCAGACTGGCCGCGCATAATTTTAGCCAGGTCTTTTGTGGCACCAGATCCCTGGACATTCTCGATCACCCAATCAGCGTACTGGAACGATCGAGTTTCATCACCCCAGTCATTCATGCCTTTGATGTATGCCGCGTGCCAACTGGGAAGGTCAACCATATAAGTCTGAATCAATGCAATGTGCTTCATCGAAGCTTCTTGTGCTGCTGCTAGAATGCCTCGTTTGCTTTCGATCTTCTTCATCGCGTTCTTGATTTCCCGATCCATGGTTTGAGCACGATGTTCGAGTACCTTTGAATTCTCAATAGCAAAATCCCAGGCCTGTTTGATGGTGGTCGTGCTACCCAGGATCACTTTCATTGACTGCATCACCGGCGCAATACCGACTTCAGCAATGGTGTTCGACAAACCACTGATCTGAATGATGCCTGTGGACGCCTTGAAACCCATCACACCGAGAGTTACACCGAACCTTAGCCGTTGCAACATATCATCCCAGAACATCTTTGTAGGTGCCTCACGACCATCTTTAGCGATGTCATTCAACCAGGGTTTCAACTGTGCATATTCTTCTGGTCCCAATTTTTCCTTGATCACTTCAGCAACACGCTTGTTCCGGGTTAATCGGTTGACTTCTCGAACAGGGTCATGGTGCGTGATGTAGTGAATAGTTTCCTGAAAATGAGAAGACACGACATCGAGGCTCAACCTGATCGGTGCAAAGTATTTGGTACGCTCATTTGTGGCACCAGCATTCACCGAGGCCTGGATGCTGGCGCTGTTGCTGAACATCGATTCAATCTCAGCATTCAGTTTGTCTTCATTCAACTGCGCTCGATGATCACGATTCGGGTCATACTTCACAGGGTAATAGCCACCTTTCAAAGTCAATTGTTCAGGTTGACTATTTTCATCAAGCACACTAACTGTGATCGGTGTTGGTTGAATCTTCGGTGGCACTAATCCTGTGGTTCGACGATGAACTTCAGCCAGTTGAGGGTAAAGCGTTTCCATCTGATCCCAAATCAGTTGCACCATTTGCCAATCAGATTTTGACATGTGTGACAAAACAGCTTGCAACTTCGCATTGTCGAAGTTGATATCTGCATCATCTTCAGGATTAGCCCAACCTTCGCCGGTTAATAATTTCGTCAGGTTCGATTCATTTCCGGTGTTCAATGCGACAGCTAGAATCTGATGACCAAATAAATGATCATCAATCTCAGGGATATAAATTTTCTGATTGTGACGTTTGATAGTTTCCTTGTCTCGATCAAGGATAGCATCCATCACCGGTTTACCGGCTTTATCCCACAGCTTGATTTCAGCATTATATGCATCGGTGAACGGTTGAACCATGATCTGATGACTTAATCCTGCACGCTCACCACCGTCAAGCCATGACGCCATGAACGGCACTTTAGTCATTTGAGCCATGAACCATCGACCCCAATTTCTACCTTCGACAACACTAGTGCGTTTACTGACAAACCGAGTCTTGACATTTTCATCCATGCTGGTGACCCATTTATCGACCAACTTATTAAAATCGATTTCTTCCTGCATCCGGGTCAACTTGTTTGAATACCTGGCAACATGCTCGATGTTCTTCACCGAGTCATTGACACCTTGCAGATCGGTGAAAGGTACATTTTTCCAATGAGTAACAAACGATTCATTCAACACAGCGTTCGACAACACCAGGGCGTCACCGTCAACTTCCATTCGCTCTTTTGCCCAGGTATTAATGCTTTCAACCTGCTTCAGTGTCGCTGATTTTCTGAACTCGAAGCGATTCAGAATCTTGACGATTTGATCCCAGTAACCACCTTCAGCTTTCTGGATTTCTTCACGAACATTTTTCTTGTTGTATCGCGCCATACGATCAACAATCTTAACCGTTTCATTTTTAGCATTGGTTGCCGCCATGCCCAGGTAATAATTAGTCACCTGTCGTAGTTTGGCAGAAGCTGCACCTTCACGATTATTCAGTGCCAACATGCGTGCTGATTCCTGCGCCGCTGCAATCTCAGCTTTGCGATATTTTCCGGGGTTAATCTGTCTGAATGACAGTTTCCCGATACGTTCTTCAGCAACTGCTTTGATGGTCGCCCGGTCAACAGTCGGTGCATTAGTGCCGCGTGCCAACATTTTCAGTTCATGCAGAATCAGTTTACCGCGTTCCTCATTTCGAACGGCTTCGTCCGCTTCTTGCTCGATGGCGCCATCATTGAGAATGTCACCGTGGGTTTCGATCATGCGAGCTTCAGCGTTCGATGTAGCTTGTGTTTTAATTGGTGGCGCGGTGATCAGATCATTGATCATTTCTGAGCCCGACTTGTAGCCGAAGAATGCAGCAGCTTCATCAGGGTGCACACCAGTACCACCCTTCGCGGTCATGCCTTTCAGCTTCTCGGGTATGACAACTGATTTTCGATTCAGCTTATTGGTGCGTTCTTCACCGGCCATTTCTTTGACAGTGGCATGATCCAATTTGATGTCACCATCTTTAAGCCGGGTATTGGCAACATAAACTTGTTCAGTGCTCAGTGTTTGAATTTCTTCGTCGATCAGATCCTGACGTTCTTCTTTCCACCATGCTTTCGTTTGCCGGGTAAGCTGTTTGATGATCTTATCGCGCAGTGTTTCAGACTGAACATCTTTGACCTTTTCCTGCCTGGCCTGGTAATCGGTGAATTCCTGCTCAGTCATACCGGCCATCGCAGCATCGGTGAACAGTGGTTCGACCCTTGCTCGTGCTTCAGCTGCCTGTATCTGGTCCTCAGTGGCCAGTAGACGGTCGAACACTTGACGCATGTCATCAGTCAGGTTGACGTTTAGATTGCCCCTGAGTGCCTGATAAATGCGAGCCAGCCACCTTGCGAACGCTCTGAAAGCATTTCGCAGTTCAATCGACGGTGCCTTACCTTCCATCAGGTACTCTTCAAACCCTCGTGCGAACTGTTCATGCACTGCACGCCTGATGGCAAGATCCTTATCTTTGTCACCGGTTGTTGTCTGATCGAGGAAAGCGACAACATCAGCTTCAGTGATTGAGCCTTCTTTGCCTGTTGGTGGTTCATTCTGTGCAAGAATACTAGGGTTATTTAAATCGAATGTACCTAAATTATCAGTTGCTGATTTAATCTGGTTTGAAGAAAAAACAACATAGACATTACCATTACCTGTATCATCTATTACCCCAGGAAGAACTGGTCCTATGTCAATAACATTCTCAACTATTAAACCATCAAACCCTTCGTTCTTTGCTGTATTTGCTTCATCATCGATTCTTTGACCTTCAGGACCTTCAGAAAATATATTGTTATCCCAATCTACAATCTTTGGATTTTCTATTTTCAAATAGGTTTCATATACACCTGGAGATGGGTCACTGTCAAAATTAACTTCATCAAAAGTACCTGAATAAGACGCAGCTATATCAAATCGATCTGAAAAGAAAGCACCTACATTACTCACATCAAAAACATCGAATCCTGATTTATAACTGCCAGTGAATACTATTTTAGGTTCATTTTTATTCTCAACAATTTTAGAATTACCAAACCACTTTTTAAATGACTCAGTTTCGGTCACATCATCAATATCCTGCTTCAACCCATCAAACTTCTCACCCAGGTACGTGTTCGCTTCAACAGCAACATCAGCAGCATTGCGCTTGTACCAGTTGTTGATTGACTGCACCATGTCAGTGTCGCCTTTCAATTCCATTTCATACATGAAATGTGCGAATTCGTGCAGGAATGTTGACAGGTCAGCAGCTTCAGTCAGTCTGATACTGGTGTTCGCCGGGTCATAGTAACCGCGTACTGTTTTGCCCTGGTTATTTTGAAATAAAAGTTGATTTTGCTTTGCAATAACTTCAGCACGTGAACCTTCTTTCTTAGAGTCATACTTTTTAATCTTCAGACCAGCATCTTTCAATATCTGCAATGCATCACTGCGGATATCACGAGGAACAACAGCAGTGTCGAATTCATTGAAGTCAACAGCGCGTTGAATTTTTGATTCAAAATAACTGGTAGGTAATGCAACCAAATATTCAAGAAGATCATCGACAATAGTTTGTGCTTCAGGTGTCATGTTGAAAGCTTCATTCATTCCACGACGACCTTCGACAATTGCAGTACCTACATCATTCATGTAGCCAAATGAGTTGCCATCAAACTTATAGAAAGGTCGCAAATTATCGAGTGCCTGGCTGAAAACATCGCCTGATTCATCCTTGACTTTTTTCATATCTTCTTCACTGACAATTTCATCACGTTTGTTTTGAATTTGTCTGATGGTTTTCATTTCATTCGCATACTTTGACCGAACAGTACCTGCACCGTAGAAGAAATTTTCACCGGCTTGCAATTGTTGTGTCATGTCCTTGACAACATTTACCATGTTATAAGGTACGTGTTTCCTGTTTCCTGAATTTGTAAAACCCTTGAATATTTTTTTACCTGTTACCAGATCATTGAATGTTTCAGTAACATGCTGTTCATAAGCATTGCGATTTTTCTTAACTCGCATTTTTTTAGCGATGTCTTTCTGTAATTGACCGACATCTTTACCTTTGGTATCACGGAACCTTTGAACCTCAGACGCCATATCCCGAAGCTTGCTTTTTTTAATGGCCCCGTCTTCTTCAAAAAACCAACCCTGCATTTTCTCAACACGAACGTCGAAACCGGTTTTAGTCAATTCATCTAACTGACTTTGATAGTATTTAGTCACTGCTGCAATGAACTTTTCATCTTCAATCAAGTCAGTGTGATGAACATCAG